GATTGAAGCATTTGATGCTGTGGTGAATTTTTTAGCTCCAATAAGTTTTAACGATCCTTATGCAGCACAAACCCGAACAAATCTCGGCCTTGGTTGGCCCGCTCTCACAAATACCAATGCAGCGGGATTTAACGCTTCGCTTTACGGCAGTGGCACCAACCCTGTTTTATACAACACCAACGGAGATGTGGTAAGCCCTACCAACTTCTGGCAACAAGCTCCAATTGCGACAACTGTTGCTTTTTCCGCTCCAGTTACAAACTCTACCAACACAGCGACAAATTCCCGAAACCTGATCATCCAAAGTCTTTCCTCCAACATTGTAAGCACAACCAACACGTTGCTACTCCCAACCAATACCGCCACATTCAATGGTGATACGGCGGTAGTCATTCATGCTGGTGGTTCGGGATCGGCAACCGCAATTCGTCAAGCTGGACAGACATCGGATCTGATTGTTCTTACCAACTTCGACCATGCTGTAAGATTTCTATACTTTAATAATACATGGGACTTCTATCATAACTTGGCCTATGTCGAGCCCATCTACTTTTCTGGAACCAATGCATTAGCCAATGCGGCGGCAAGTAGAACGAATTTGGGGCTAGTTTGGAGCGGCCTCACCAACACTAATGATGTAACATTTCAAACTGCTTTGTTTTCTACAAACAGAAATCTTTATGGTGATACAGGCATAGTCGAAGTAAGCTGGGATAGCGGTCAACTATCTTTGGTTGGCCCAATTTCTTGGCCGTATTTGGGAGGGGCAACAGCAGTGGCGCAAACCAGAACCAACCTCGGCCTCCCGCTCCCAGCCCTCACCAACACCAACAATGCCAACTTCCAAGCGGCAGTGTTTGCCACGAATTCCAACCCGACAAATGCGGGAAATTTTAACAACCATGTTGCTTGGATGGAGGTTACTGTACAAACCAATGGAAGCAATGTAAGCTTCCGTGTTCCGCTTTATAAATGACCAACTACTGGAGACTTGAGAGAGATATTGATATCGTCCAAGGAAAAACTTGGACTGCGAAGTTTCGTTATCTGACCAAGTCCTGCAAGGGAAAGTCTAATGTTCCAGTTAATCTTACTGGCTACGGGGCCAACATGGTGATTCGGGAATGCGTTAAGGATAGCGCCACATTACTCACATTGACTTCTGGAAATGGAATTACCTTGGGTGGTAGCGCGGGAACTATTGAAATAGAAATCACCGCCACACAAGCCGCAAACCTCACGGCGGGAGACAACGTCTACGAAATCGAATTATACCTCGGCTATACCTACATTGCATTCGCTACGGGTAAGGCCAAGGTCTATCAGGAAATCTCCCGATGAGCCAAGAAGTCATTGAGGTTATCGAAAAACAAATAGAAGTTGTTGAGATAACCGAAAGGGAGGTAGAGGTTCTTGAGCTTATTGAGCGCGGCCCTCAAGGGCCATCTGGCGCTCCAAGCGGTGCATTGCTTGAGGTTAATAATTTGTCCGATGTTTCAAATCCCGCAACCGCATTAACTAATATCGGAGGTGTGCCGACAAGCCGATCCATCAGCGCGGGAACAGGGCTTACAGGTGGGGGAGATCTTACAGCTAATAGAACTCTCACGGTTAGCTACGGATCTACGGCTGGAACAGCCTGCCAAGGCAATGATGCAAGATTGAGTGACGCAAGAACGCCGCTTTCCCATGTTCACGCCGCTTCAGATGTAACCTCTGGCACCTTCGACAACGCCCGTGTGAATTTTGCGGAACCAGCGGCAATCGGTTCTACCACTCCCGCCGCAGGCTCTTTCACAAATCTAACCGCCTCGGCGGAACTGCAACTTCCGACCAACGCCCCCGCATCGCCTAGTGCGGGCGACATCTACCGTGTTTCGGATACGCTTCGCTACAGGGATTCCACAAACACCGAAAAATCCCTTGCCCCTTCCAGCGAAGTCTTCGACTTCTACTACGCCACAGCGCCGTCTGGAGCCACGGGTGGTTCTGGCTCCGTATGGGTCTGGAACATTCCGTCATGGTCTACGATGCAAGTCATCACAATGATCGGCGCGGGTGGCGGCGGAGGGGGTGGGCGAATTGGCGCGTCTGGCGCTGTTTGCGGAGGCGGCGGTGGCGGCGGCAGTGGCGCGTATGGCACGTTCATAACGCGCATCACGGGCGGAGATCAGATTGAAGTTCTCGTCGGCGCGGGGGGTGCAGGAGCAGCCGCCCGTGGCCCTGCTGTCGCCAATGGATTCACTGGGACGGCAGGCGGCAATACTTCTGTGCGCTGGGTCACACCAAACATTACGCTGCGCCACGGGTCTGCTTTTGGGGCAGGAGGCGCTGGCGGGGGCGGGCAAAATGGCGTTCTTGGCTCCAATGGAACGGCAGGATCGGTAGGAGCAGGAGCCACTATTTTGGGGACTGCGGGCAGCGGGGCCACGGGCAACACAGGAAGTTTAACTGGCAACGCTGGCGGTGGCTCAAACAACAACTCAACGCAAGGCGGACGCGCAGGCGGATCTATCGACGCGACACCAACGGCATTCAATGGCGGAACGCTGGCGGGCGGTTCTTTTACAGACATTCGTGAATCTTTGCTTCTGCCAAACCTCTCGCCAAGAATCGGCACAGGCGCAAAGGGTGGCAACGCCTCAATAACTGCTGACGCACAAGCGGGAGACAACGCTGGTGGGCTTGGCGGCGGTGGCGGCGGTGGCGGTGCTGCGCTTTCTGGATTTTTAGGTGGCGCTGGCGGCAACGGCGGCAACGGCTTTGTCCGCATACATTGTTTTTGATATGAATTCACTCGCCATCATCCGCGAATCAGACGGCAAGGTTGTTACCTTCGTCCGCCCCGATCAGCCGCAGGGCTGGAAACCGCCCGCAGGCACCCGCGCCATTCCTGAGACGGAGCTTCCTGATAATTGGGAGCAAGCGGAACCAGAAGAAATTGAATCAGAACCTATTACCGCCGAAGAAGCGGTAGCGGCTTACTTTTCGCCTTATCAGATCCAAGCATTGACGCGACTTGAAATGGCCCTGCTACAGGCGGGCAAACCTCTAGGGCCGAATATGCTCGCAGCAAAGACATGGCTAGAGTCAGTAATGCTCGGATGGGCCATTGATCCAACGCCGAAACCCGCAGCGGCTTTTGGAAGCCCGAATGGTGCGACCTTTGAATCCGCATCAGCGGAGGCTGTAGCAGGATTGCAGTCTTGACTTAACCATAAATCAACCATAATCTATTAATTCATAATGGCTTCTAACGGCAACGCAGAACTGGAAAACCTACCCGAAAGCGGTAGTCCCCCGAAAAAAAGGATCAAATCATCTGATGGCCTTGTGGCAATCGCCAACAAGTATATCGAACAGGATGAGGATGCGGCATATCTTCGGGCGCGGGCTCAAGCCCTAGTTAACGGCGAAGCCCCCTACGATGCCGAAGAATTGAAAAGCAAGGGTCTAACCCATGTGGTTAATGCCAACTTCGGGGAAGCCAATGCCATTATGGAATCCGCATTGGCTCCGTATATCGAACTCCAGAATGGAGTGCCCCGTATCGCCAACGTTATTATGGACTCTTACAGTGGAGATTCCAATGAGGACTCCGAAATCATCTCTGAAGAGTTTGACTGGATGCTTAAGGAGTGGAGCGACCATGCCTATAACATGCAGCTTCTTTCCCGCGAGTTTGTGGGTGATGGGGTTGGGGTTGCCATGTGGCCCGACGAACGCTCCATTTTCTGGGAGCCCTGTGGGCTCAAAGATTTCAAGGTAGCCCGCGATACAAAGGTATCGGATGAGGCTATCGAGGTAGCTATCGTCCAACGCTCCATGAGCGTGAGCGAGCTTTACAATTACATCCGCAATCCCAAAGCCGCCAAAGCCTTGGGGTGGAACCTCAATGCGGTTAAGCAGGCCATCTGGAAAGCTTCGACCAAGCGGGATCAGTGGAAAAATTACACCGCCCACTGGGAAGATTTTGAACGCGAGATTAAGGAGAATGACCTCTATGCTGGCGAATCGGCCTACCACCGCGCACAGCTAATCTACGGCTACAACCGCGAATTTGATGGCAAGTTTACCCAACTTATTGGTTCCCGTGATTCTTCGGACTTCCTCTACGAGCGTTATTCTCGTTATGGTAATGTAAACCAGTGCTTTGTCATCTTCACCTATGGAGTTGGACAGGGCACCTTCCATACGATTCGTGGACTCAAGCAGAAGATTTACAACCAGATCCAAATTTCTAATAGGGTTCTGTGTCAGTCTGCACAAGCCGCCATCACCTCTGGGCTTATCCAATTGCAGGGTGACGCCGAAGCCATCCAAGACTTTCAATATATTGAGGTCGGGCCTTATACATTCATCCCCAGTGGGTTGACCCCGATCCAACTTCAACCGCCGTCGATTGCCACTCAGGGTCTTCCTGTTTACAACTTGATGAGCCAAGTATTGCAGAATAATACGGGTAGTTATCGCTCGCGTCAGGCTACTCCAGATGGCCAAGCCCGTTCTGCCACGGAAGTTGTTCAGCAAGCCCGCCAAGAGTCTACGCTCAACGCCGCAGCACTAGAACTTTTCTATACTCCTTACAACAAGCTTTTGACGGAGCAATACCGTAGGGCCGTTAATCCACTACTTACAGCCAACGATAAGGGCGGGCAACTTGCCCTTGAGTTCCGCCGCCGTTGTGCGCGTCGAGGAGTTTCCATTGATCGCATGCGCCAATTTCTTAAAGTCACGGCATTCCGCGCCATGGGTGATGGAAGTCCTGTTATGACCGAAATGGCGAGCAAGCAACTCATGGAGCTTTATTCCTTGATGGACGAGAAGGGCAAAGAAAACACCCTCCGTTCTGTCATTGCTGGTATCTCTGGTGTGGGGTGGCAGAAGGTCAATCTCTTCGTTTCCGATAAAGGCCCGCGCCGTGTGGTGGACTTTGATATCGCTAACCTTGAGAATGGCAACCTCCGTCAGGGCATTCCGCAGATGGTTCACGATAGCCAGAACCATGCTGTGCATATCGAAGCCCACATCCCGATGATTGCCGAAATTATTGAGGCCCATCGCCAGCAGCAGATTCCTGATGAGCAGGCAATGCAGATCTTGCGTCCTGCTTCTGACCATGTGACCGAACACCTAGTCTTCTTCTCTAACAACAGCTATCGGGCGCAGGAAGTTCGCGAACTCAAGCGCCAAATCCAGAACCTAACTGCTTATATCGATGAGCTTGAGCAACAGGTCATCAATCGTATGATGGCACAACAGAGCAAGGCTCAAGAACAGGCTATGCAGGCTGGACAACAGCCACAGGGACAGATTGATCCCAAGATGGAAATGGAAATGCAAAAAGCGCAACTCAAGTTGGCAGAAATGCAGGAAAAACGCATGATGAACCAAGAAACCCATCAACAAAAGATGGAGACTATTCGTCAGCAGATGGCTCTTAATGATCTTAAAACACGCAGTTCTATTCTTGAGAAAACCGCAAGGCCCGCAGGCCGACCTCCTATGGCCGCACAAACAGCGTAGAAAATATTATCATATTAAGCTATTTGTGCATGGAATGTATTAAAATTTAAGCTATTTGTGCTAGACAAAGATATAATCTGAGTATAGTTAGGACTTATTAATGGATTGGACAGATCAAGATGCCCGCGAATGGGCTAAAACATGGGCGATGCCCCATATGCAAAAAGGGCTTAAGTTTATCTCCAAACGGATTCGTCCGAAGCGGAGCAGTAGTCCTGTGGCACAAGGTTTTGATTTGTCGCCAGTGTTCATTAAGAGCGCGGGTTTTTATGAGGGCAGTCAAGAGGTTATGGATCTCATTGATACCTTGGGTCATGGACAAGTAAATAAACCTAAATTTGACTTGCCAGAACCATTCTCTCATATAATTTCAGAAGAAACCAACTAACATAACTAATATACTATTATGGCCGATATCCTCAATTCAGCCCTCACGGGTGACGCAGACTTTGCTGGCACAATCTTTGGCGGCAAAAATCAAGAACCTGTAGAGCCGACTCCAAATGAGACGCCCGCACCAGAAACCCAGCAAGAAGAGCCAAAGCCCGCTGCTGAAGCTCCGAAAGAGGAAGCTCCCAAGGCGGAGAAAAAAGCTCCCGTTAAAGCGGAGTCCAAGGCCAAGGCAACCAAGGAAGAGGTAGAGAAGAAGGTTGCAGATATTACCAAGGAAGCGTCTTCGGGGAACACTACAGAGAAATCAAATGAAAATACTTCGGATGATGATCTTCCGCTGAATCCCCACTTCTCCGACAAGCCCATCTCTGATAAGCCTGAAGGCGACGATTCTGAGAAGGGCGTCTCAAGCTGGAAAGAGATCAAAAGCGAAATGAAAAAGGCTCGCGAGGAGCGGGATCGCCTCAAGGCCGAACTGGATGCCACCAAAGAGAAGGTGGGTAAATATGAAGGCGAAACAGTCAAGACCCTTCAGGAGGAGCTAGAGAGCTATAAAACCCGCATGGCAGAGCTTAATCGCGAGCTAAAGGCGGCAAACTTTGAGCGAAGCCCCGAATACATCGAAACCATCAAAAAGCCACTCAGTGGCCTTCAGGGCGATTTGAAAGCCATCGCAGAAGCCAATGACGCAGACTTCTCTAAGCTCTGGCAAGCCATCAGTGAGCCCGATGCCCGTAAACGCATCGACTCCTTGGAAGACCTGACCAGCGACTTTAAGCGCATGGAACAGTTGTCCATCGTCAAGATGGCCGATAAATACCATGAACTGGCTCAATACCATGAGCGTTTCCAGAGTGAGGCAGAGTCCCTTGCCGAGGCCGAAGCTGCTCGCAAGGCCCAATCTGAGCAGGAGTTTATTGAAAACGACCAAAGACTCCAGAAGGCGTTCACAGCTAAAACTTGGACAAATCTGGAAGACCGCTACAATTTCCTTCAGGAGATTGATGGACAGGATGAATGGAATGGCAGTATCCGTAGTGCCAAGAAAAACGCCGCAGAGACCAATCTGGATCGTCTAAGTGTCGAGGATCGAAGCGCCATCCTTGCACGGGCTGCTGTTGTCCCCTTCCTTGAAAGCGCCATCAACCACTACTCTGCCCAATTGCAGAAGGTTAGCGAGTCCAAGGACGCCGAAATTAAAGAACTTAAGACCCAACTAGAAGGACTGGTTGGAGCTACTCCGAGTCTTGGTAAAGCCACCGAAACGGATGCCAGCGAAGAAGACGAAGATGTGGATAGTTTGATGAATTTCGGAAAATCTATCTTCCGTTGAAATTCTACTATTGACAATTTAGCGCAAATGTAATAGTTTGCGATTAAGACTTAAGTCTGAGTTGGTCGCAGACGCCTCGCTGGCGGGTTAGCCTTCAAAATTTGTAGCCGTAAATCTCTGGTCGCGGCCCAGAAACTTAACCGATAGACGGGCATCCTATGCCTATCAATCAAACCTAACCCTTAAACTAAATAGAACAAAATACTAATATGTCAGCACAAACTGCTACCACCTGTGAAGCCATTAGTGATCAGTTTCAACGCGAAACTGGACGCATCGCTCTTGGTACCCATCGCTTGGGTCTTTATAAAGATCCCTATATGCGTTTCGTAACGCAATCCGCTTTCCCCGACAACATGGGCGCGGTTATCACCAACACCATCGCCCAGCGCACTGTTGCCGTTGGTAGCGGTTGGGAAGATGTCGGCGTCACTGGCGTTGATGGCGAAGCCAACTCCTGCTTGGCTCCCGTCAAAACCGTTGGCTATGCCTTCGATCAGAAAACCTTCAAGCTCCGCCATCAGGCGATTGAGTCGAACTGGATCTGCTTGGAAGACGTTCGTACTTCGGCGTTCCCGATTGACGATGTCAACAACTACATCAAGATCCTTGCCGACAACGTCAACAAAGAGTGGGTTGAGCGTTATGACAATGACTACTACGCAGCCGTGACGAAAGTCTCTGTGGAACCTGGCCTTGCCGAGTCCACGGGATCGACTTTTGGTTCGCTGCCGAACCCGACCTCCGTCCTCACGGTTGGCGTCCTTCGCGAACTCTATGATCGTCTCTACCAGAACAACGCTGGTGATGACGGTGATGCGGTGACCGATGACGGCTCGCCTGTGTTCAACGTGTTTGCCGAACGCGCCACGATTGAGAACCTGATCAAACTCAACGAAGATGTCCGTCAGGATATCCGCTGGAGTGATCGCGTTAATGATCTGCTTGGTGCCAACGGCTCCTCGCTCCTGCCCCGTAAGGCTTACGGTGGATTCGTGTTCCATAGCCGCCCGTTCCCGAAGCGTTTCAACGACAACGGATCTGGTGGTTATACCGAAGTTGCTCCTTATGTCTCCACGACTGGCGCGACCAAGGGCACGAAGTTCATCATCAACCCCGCCTACAAGGCTGCGAAATACACCTCCACGGTTGTTTTCCATCCGAAAGCGGTTGAGTGGCTTGTCCCGAATCCTAACCTGAAAGTTGGAAAACTCGTTTACGATGCCCAAAACTATCGTGGCGATTTCCGCTGGATCAACGAGTTCGACCGCAATTGTAACCCTGACAAAAACAGTGGTTACTGGCGGGCGAAGATGGCGTGTGCCGCAAAACAGGTGTTCCCTGAATTCGGCTATTACATCCTCCACTTGCGCTGCAACCTTGCGGCTGACTTGGTGGCATGTCCTAGCGGAAGCGGATACGGTTATCTCGCTTAATAGCTAGTCTCTATTCATCAAGGCTTGCCTTGGAGTAAAATCTAAGGCAAGCTCTATGAGGAGAGAATAACTATTATGAAAATCGAAATACCTGAAGGATACACCCTACCCGAAGACGTTGCTGATGGCGGAACTCTAGAAGAACTCGTCACCTTTAAGGTCGAGGGCGAATACCTTGTCCCGACCATGTTGGCTGGCGTCGAGATTGCGGCTGAAGAGGCCGAGGACGAAGGCGAGATGGAGGACGAAGCCGCTGACGAAATGGAAGCGGGCGTGTCCCCTATGGCTGGCATGGGTGAACGTATCATGGGCATGGCTTAAGCTGGTAGGGTTCCATAGACTATGGCCCTTCCAACTTTAAATGCTACTTTTGCTTCGGCGGCGGATTTGCCTAGACGACAGATGCTGGCCAAGTGGCTTGTAGAAGAACTCGGAGAAACCCAAGCTCCTTCTTCTGCTTTGGTTTCTGGCCTGTCGGTTGCTCCATTTAATCAGTATAATGGAATTTACAGAAAATATGGAACATCAAATGGAAGAGATGCTTATATATACTATGTTAATGGTGTAAATTCAAGTGGTGGTTTTGCTGAAATTGCTTGGGGTGGAGAAAGTTGGTATCTTACCGAAGGTAATGTTAATGCATCCTCACAATCGGATGTTGAGTATCCTTGGCTTGCCACGGGCTGGTTTAATGATGATGGGTTTAATCCAACTGGTTTAGTAATCAACGAATCTCCCGCCCCAAGCCCGATATCCAACTACTCCGATCTTCCTGAACGTTATCTCTGGGCCAAGATTGCCGTAGCTGCTGGCGCACCCAGAAGCGAAGCAGATTACATATCTCTTCCTAAACAATATGTATGGAAGGCTATCTATGATTCGGTTTCGGGGTCGAGCGCAGGAACTACCGACTGGAGCGAGAAACAAGCGTTAGGACGCATCGCCGCCGCTTATCGCGGAGACACGGGCAACCCCGCAAACCTAGCCACCTACATTGACTGGCCTTGGCGTTACAAGGTCGCATCCATTATTACCAGTTTGACAGAGCAAGAACCTCTCGTTGATTATTTATATATAGCAAGTGGAGTTGGTTTATCTCCAAATATAAATGGTTTTAGATTTTATGATAGTGGGCTAACTCAAAGCGGGCAACCGATATACTATGATGAAACTAATGTTTATTGGTTAACATATATTGCTGCTGCTTGGATTATTGCTCCAATTGGAACAATCGGCTCATCTGGTTTATTTTTTAAAACTGGCAGCATAAATCCTATTGGGTTATATTTTGGATCTAATGGCTATACTGGAAATGTTACAATGGCTACAATTTAATTTTATAGTGAATATCAATAAACTATGAGCATTGAAGAAATACCAAGACGCAGAGGAATGGAGCGTGGGGTAAAACTCACGATGAGTGAGTTGATTGCGGGGGTTGCCTTGATGATTACTTTGTTTTCGGCGCTTAATGGGTGGATTGTCCTTCCAGAGCAGATGAGGCACATCCAAACCAATGATGCCAAGCAGGACGCGACGATTGAGCTTATTCAAAAAGATGCCAACGTCCGAAGTGAGACCTTGGCCCGAATTGACGAGCGCACAAAAAGAATCGAAGATTACTTGAAATCCAAGGGATTCTAGTCTAGCTTTAAATCTATGAAATCATTCTTTGCCAAAATCTGGGGGATCACCTCCAATGTCTTCAACTTTTTCCTTCCCATTCTTAAAGAAGTGGCATCCTCTTCGGTTGCCGCTCTTCTTCCGATTGCCTTGGAGATTGTTGAGTCTCTTGCCTACACGGATAAAACTGGGGCACAAAAGCGCGAAGCCGCAGTCAAAAAACTTACCCTCACAGCCAAAAAGCAGGGCATTAGCGCCTCTGAATCCTTGATTCGTTTTGCTATTGAATCTGCCGTGCAACGCTATAAATTGGATCTATGAAAGACAAACTTCTCGCGTTTCTAGTCTCCAAGATGGGCGGTATTATCACTCCCCTCATTGCCATGGTGGTTGCCGCCATCGTGTCCCGTCTCGCCATGGTTGATCCCAAGTTGGCAGAGTCCGTCGATCAGGTTAGCCTAACTGGTTTTATTGTGGCCTTGCTCATCTCTGTTGTTAACTACGTCACTAACGAAGTGAATGTCAGGGGTGTCAAGAAGATCCAAGCCTTGGTCAATACTGACGAGGATGGTGTGGCTGGGCCGATCACCTATACTGAAGTTCGTCGGGCCATCGCTATCAAGAAGCCCGTTCGCCGCAAGAAGAAATGAGGCTATCCCATGAAACCCTTAAAGCAATACTCGTCCAAGTCCCGCCCAAAGAAGATCGCAGAAATTTCTTTGTCCGTTTACTCGGTTCCATCCGATTCACTTCCAAAATCAAGTGGCGCAATGATGGAAAAGCTTCCGTCTCCATTGGAGTCCGAGGCGGAACGGATCTATAGGAATTGGGACATTGGCCAGAGACAGTGCAAATGGTAAATAAACTTGCAGACATTGCGCTTTCGCAAGTCGGAGTTAGGGAAGTTGGCGGAAACAATCGCGGTAAGAAAATCCGCGAGTACCAAGCTGCAACTAACTTAGCACCAGCAGCTTGGCCATGGTGTGCTGCTTTTGTTGATTGGTGTGTGGCTCAATGGCTCAATGACAAGGAAGTTGTGTCTTGGCTTGGCCTAAAGACCATGACTACTAGTAAGTGGCGTCCAAGGACTGCCGCTGCTTTCGGGCTGATTGAATGGGCTAAGAAGCGCCCAAACACCACCCAAGTCATCTATAATACCAAAACTCCAAAGGTTGGGGACATTGCGGTCTTTGACTTCTCTCATACGGGAATTGTGGTGGCTACAAGCAAAACAATGTTTGATTGTGTTGAGGGCAATACAAACCAGCGCGGAACCAGAGACAGTGATTCGGGTGACGGGGTTTGGATCAAGAGCAGAAACCACTCTTTGGCAAGATGTTACATCAGAATTAATCAGTCGAAAGTTAAATGAAAGAACAACCCAGTCCCCGAAAGAAAAAGACCTACCGCAAGCCCGAAAACAAAACTTGCCCCTATTGCGGCTCAGAAAATATTGAACGAATCCAAGTTCACCATGTCGGAGTAATCAAGACATGCAAGAACTGCCGCGAACAAATCGACTAAACTCATGGCTTCCCATGATAAAAGACTGCAAGAAGTCTTGGATAAATTGGCCAAGGATCTTGTTGAATACTTTGATTCGGGCTTTGTCGTTGCCACTTTTCAGGACGGGGCCGAAACCAAAAATGCTTTCCTTAAGTTCGGAAATGATTACGCCATCGAAGGCATTGTATCCAATATCCATGACATCCTTTACGGGCAAGAAGAGGATGAGGACGGGGATGACGATTTAGATGACGGGGATCTTAAGAAGATTATCAAAGACTCTTAATACAATGGCTAATGGAACCCTATCTTTCTCCCTTCCAGAAGAGCGACAAGAGTTTGAAGATGCTTGCAAAGCAGGGGATTTTCGCGCTGTTCTTGACAATTTTGATAATGAGTTACGCTCTCATCTTCGCCATAATTCTCATCCCGATTGGAATAGCGCAACTATTGAAGAAGTTAGGAAAACTCTTTACGATCTGATTGCCGACTACGGCATCCAAATCCACTAACCACCGCCAATACAACACATGACTACAGTATACATCTGTGGGCCTATGCGCTCACATCCAAACCTTAATCATCCAGCCTTCTTTGAGGCCGAAGAAACCCTACTGAAAGCGGGGCATAAAGTGATTAACCCCGCAAGGATGGATCAAGAGCTAGGGTTAGACCCGCATAACTCGCAAATGGATAGCAAGTTCATTGAGGAATGCGCCCGAAGGGACATTGATGCGGTCTTTGAGTGCGACGAGTTGGTTCTTCTTCCCAAATGGGAGAAGTCTAAAGGAGCCAGAGCGGAGGTCGCCGTAGCCCAATGGCTGGAAAAACCCTTGCGTCTTTATCCATCTATGGTTAGATTGGACAAAGAAGATGTGTGCGACATTGCCAAGCGTCTTACCTCCTATGATCGGCAGACCGACTACGGAAGCCCAATTGAAGACTTTACCAAGCAAGCCAAGATGTGGGGAGCCATCCTTGGGGTCAATGTAACCCCGCAACAAATCGCCATGTGCATGATCGCGGTTAAACTTTCCAGACTCACCAATTCACCCCGCCATCGTGATAGTGTGGCTGATATCTGTGGCTATGCGCGGTGTTTAGATCTCTGTAACCAAGCAACCTCTTTATGAGTAAAAAAATAGCAGTCCTATCGGACTTCCACTGCGGCCACAAAGTAGGGTTAACCCCGAAAGGCTATCTGCCAGAAGAGCCAGCCGAAGAGCGATCACGTTGGGTTAACGCCAATAAAGCTTACTACAACTGGTATAGCCAGAACATCCGCAAAAACGGCCCCTACGATATCATTTTTATCAATGGGGATCTTGTGGACGGAACTGGCAAGAAGTCGGGCGGAACGGAGCAGATTACCACCGATATGGAGGAGCAATGCGATATGGCGGTTAAGATTATCCGCGAAATCCCGAAATCCAAAAACTGCAAGATTGTTATCACTAGGGGCACCCCATATCATACAGGAGATTCAGAGGATTGGGAGAACATCATTGCAGAGCGTGTAGACGCCACAATCGGAGAACATGAGTGGGTGGACGTAGAAGGGGTTGTATTTGACCTTAAACACCATCCAGCAGGCTCCAGCGGCATTCCCCATGGTCGGCACTCAGGAGTGGCCAGAGATCGCCTCTGGAATCTTATATGGTCTGAAAAGGAACTACAGCCCAAGGGGGATGTCTTTATCCGCTCTCATGTCCACTACCACAATTTCGCAGGAGGCCCAGATTGGCTGGCTATCACTACGCCAGCCCTTCAGGGGTTTGGCAGTCGTTTCGGAGCCAGACGATGCACAGGTATCGTGGACTTCGGATTCTTGATCTTTACAGTTAACAAAGGAACATACACATGGCAACCCATTATAGCAAAACTAGAGGAGCAAAAAGCTCCAATGATAAAATTGTAGTCCCGTCTTGGGATAGTGTGTGGGAGTCGTTCGACAACCACAATCAGAAGACCACCATCGAGGCAATGAACTCCGAAGGGTGGAGGACAATCGATCAGGTTATGCGGAAGACTGGTCTGTCAAGCCCTCGCATCTATAATATGGTTCGCGAAGGAAAATTTGAGACAGTTAAAAAGAAAGTGTTTTATGGTGGAAAAACCAGAGACATTAAGTTTGTCAGACCAAAATGTTAGTCCAAATTAAACAGTTGAAGGTCAACATTGATGATCGTGGGTGTTTGACTGAAATATTTAGATTAACTGATGATCCTTATGGATTTGGCCAAGCTTATATCACAACTTGTACACAGGGAGTAATTAAAGCTTGGCACCGCCACAAAGAACAAGTAGATCGCTGGTATTGTATTAATGGTGCGGCAAGACTTGGTCTATACAATAGCGAATCTAAACTTAGTCAAACTGTCATTCTCTCATCTTCGGTTCCTGTAATTGTCACAATTCCTGCTGGCATTTGGCATGGATTTACGCCAGCTTGGGGGTATCGCGAAGCAACCATACTGAACATGCCTTCAAAACCATATAATATTGAAAATCCAGATGAAGATAGGGTTGAGCCATATGCTTTTGATTATAACTGGAATCCAAAATCACGATGATCGCTATAGCTACTTACGCCACTAAAAAATATTTTTATTGTTGGACTCAGTTTTTGCGGCATATTACTGCCGCAGCAGCCCATCATAAAGAAGCTTATTTTATTTTGGCTACCGACACTAGCAGTGAAGCCAAGGAAGCTTTGGAGGTAGCTCGACACGAATTACCTGAAGGGTGGAAGATATCATCCATTAATATAAATGTTAATGATGAAAACAAAGAAAAATATAAAGAAAAAAGTCAGCTTCTCATTTCTGCTCTTCAGGGGGCGGCATTTGGACTTGCTCGCAAAATTAGGGCAACTTCTTTGTGGAGTGTTGAAAGCGATATGCTTGTTAGTGCAGAAAGTCTCAGAGTTGCCGAATGGACATTACAGATGCCACAGGCCGATGGAAGCCCATATTATGATGTAGCAGCGGTTACTTACCCCAACGGCTTATTCTTGGGAGGGTTTGGGAGTCCGCAATCTGCCATTAATGAAGATTTTACAATGGAGGAACGCAAGGTTCCACAAAAATTAAAAAATGCCATTAAGACTTGTAAGGAAAGACTTGAAAAATGCAGAGATCAAAATCTGGCCGAAAAAGAAATAAAGCGCATGGGCAGACTGCAAGAGCGCGTAAAAAAATGCGCCCCAGAAGGAAATGTTTGGGAAGTGACCGCAAAACATGGCTGGAGGCGTAGAGGATGGATGGATTTTGCTTATCCCGCCATAGGCCGTGGATCTATTGTTCCGTCTGATTGGTGTGGCTTGGGGTGTACCCTATTAAACCAAAAAGCACTTTCTTTGGCTACATTTGGGGGTTATGATGGCAAGGGAACTCAGGATTTATTTCTTTGTTGGCATAAGTGGCATCCAGCGGGAATTCGTATTGCTTGTATTCCCCACACGGTTTGCGACCATGTAAAACGAAAACCATCAGATGCAACAGAAGACGTTCCAGATATTATTCATTATCGGGCATATCACGAAAATCAAGGTGAATGCAAAGGACATCTTCGTGTCAAGCAGCAACCTTGGGTTGAATAAATAATTGCGATACTATTTGATGCAAGTTATGGTCTGATTGCTCCTAAAGGAGGAGCTAAGTTAAGAGATATTGTCCCTGTAATTGGTGTTCGGTTTACTGGCAAGCCAACTGGTGATCCAAGCTGGATGGCTGTGTGCCATATACGATGACTTGTCATTCCAGTATAAGTTGTGTTTTCACCGTTATTAAAACTTGTTGTGGCGCGATTAATTGCATCTATGTATGCACCAGCGGCGGCGATTTCTGTAACGCTGGCTTTAGAATGATTTACGTTCCCTCTTGAGTTTAAAAAAGCGCCTATAGTGGTTTGGGTTTGTCCCGAAACCCCAACTGAAAGGGTTGTAGACAATGTTTGAGTTCCGTTTAAAGAGCTAGAAGTAATAAATGGCCCGTTTGCCGAATATGTTGCCGTTGGAACAAAGGAGCCCAAAGAAAATCTAGAAAACAATTGATTTGTCGGCATAATTGTTCGGCCATGAGTTCCGTTTCCATCTAGAACTACACTCATAAATGACAAAGATTGATTCGCTGTAAAAAATCCTCCCTCTCTATTTTCAACTATGGCCCCGCTTGTGGCAGCAACGATTTTTTGAAAGAGTGGGCCAATATATACGCTTGGCGTATGTTGAACAACTGGAGGTGGCCCAATAAGTGTAATAATACTGGACGCAAACTCTTCTGAAGAAAATCCACTGGCAGAAACAAGGTTAGAAGAACGCGAACCAGACACAGTAACGCTGAAATCTTCATAAGCTATAGAATCTGTGGATTGCCAATCTGTCCTAAAAGATGTTGAAGCGGTTTCTGTTTTGTATACCCCGAATTTTGTTGTTGAAGAAATGGTTGTTGAATATGGTTTTAAAATAATTTCGTCAACTATGAGGTTGCTAGTTTCTAGTTGTGTTAGCGCAACGCTTGTAAGCCAGCTTGTAATAGCGGTTGTCGTAATTACTCCATCGCTCACAGTTTCTCCATAAATAAATGAGGAGGATGGCAAAAGTGTAAAAGAAGCATAAGAATTTTCTGTAGTAGAAATATTCTCAGATACTACAAAGGTTGAATTTGGTAAAATATCAAAACGCGAAACAGAAGTTTTTGTTGTTCGCGTTAGTCCAGCCAGCACCCTTCTTACATATGAAGATGATATTTCTTCTACGGAAAAGCTCGATGTGCTTGACGGAACGTGCAAAACAATATTTATTGTCGAAAAGCTTGGGGAAATTGTTGTTCGGGTTGCTGTTAGAAATGTTGTGGTGCTGTATCCATTCCATGTGGTTACTGGAGATTCGATAACATAAAGAATGTGAGGAGATTCCAAAACTGTTGCTGCTTCTTGTGCAAATATAGTAGATTCAACAAAACCAGTAGCAATTTTCTGAGTTGGGGATCCAATATCTGTATAAGTTGTAATTGCTGTAAATGTTCTACTTACGATTGGTGGGCTTGAAGAGGGAAATGTATTTAAAAATGTGCTTGTTTTTGTAAGCGTAACAATAGCTCCAAACTCAGTAGTTGTACTTGTGTTAAAATAATTAACACCAAACGTTTCAGAGAATGTCGTTTCCGATGAAAGGGTTTCCGTTGATTGAGAAGTAACAAATACTGCTGCTGTAAAGGTTTCTCCCCAAGATTCAGTAAATGTTTTTGTTTGTAAGGCTCCAACTGTAATATCGTATATTCTACTTTCTGAGGTTTCTCCTTTGAAAGATGATCCATCGAAAGAACGATACCCATATAGGGTATAACTTGAAAAAAAGCTGGATGTTTCTGTTAGTCCATCGCTTCTTGTAAGAGTTTCTTCCCCCGTAATGGTCGTTCCTGCACCAAGGATCATAGTTGAGTAAGATTCTGATCGCGAGCTTGAATATTTTATATAATAAAAGCTATGATTGTTTGCTGTTGTTGGAATTGTCCAACTAACTGTATTAGTCCACATGCTACTGTAGTAAATAGTATTGATCGTATGGCGATTGCCCAATCTCACGCGGAGGATCTGCTGGCGCTGTTAGCCAAATTCTGGGCAAAAGAGTAATATGGCCACTTGCAATAGTTCTAACTGCTCTTTCTTCATAAAACATACCAAACAAATATTCAACACGCGAATTAATAGCAAACTTTTGGGGTTTTTGAATGTCAGGCGGGGATGTGTTTATAGCAATAGACACGCTTGTAATTGAACTTTGGTTTGTGTTTATTATAGCTTTTGCATAATACAGCCCCGTCAAACCAACACTAACTTCAATGTCCCAGTTTGATGGCAGGATACCGCTAAGTGTTCCAGCTTGGACGCGAATTTTATAACCAGTAACATTGCCTGAATTATCTCTTACTGGAGTGGCGATTAAATCCCAAGGCCCAGACTTGGAGGCAACTCTTGAAGCTAATTCAATTTTTGGTTCTTTATGAAGAGACGCAAAAGGTATGCCAACATTTAATTCTAAAGGATTCTGACTGGTTGACACAACATCTACAACAGCTTGACGAAATGCAGATTGTTGCGCTGCATTTTGTGCTGCTTCGGCCTTAATTGTTTCTCCAGCAAGCCAACCACTTACCTGTCCAGTTTGTTCAAACCTCCTAATTTCTCTTTCAATTCTTCTTCCCAGAGCCCCGCCCTGTCTTGCGATTTCTTGCAAGTTTACACTTCCAGACGTAATAGATTGAATGGCCGTTTCTCGTTCTGTTCTCCTTTCGGAGTTTTTTAATGATTGTTGTTGTACCCGCTCTTCTATAGTCGCGCTTCGCTCTTTAGCCACCCTTTCGCGATCAGCCTCAACAATCCTGCTTCTTTCTATTGCCGCCTCCTCGTAGGTCATAAATTAAGAGAATATTTTAGCGTCAGAGAATATTTTAGCGTCAAGCGTTACGGCCCGAACCAAGAACCAGCCAAATTTATACGGTTCTGCCGAAGAGCTTATTACATACGTTCCAGTAGTTGGAATTTCCTTGGGTGTCGTTTCGGCAATATTAATAGACACTTCAGCCTTAAGCTTGTGTTTCAGTTCTTTTTTTATTAACACCTCAGGAAGCGTAATAGTTTCATCGGGCGTTGTAATAACTATTTGCTGGTATTTTAATTCTATTTCCTTACTATCAAATTCAATTTCTTTTTCTTCATTAATGTCAAAGCTTGAACTTATGCATGGGGGTATATTGATCGATACTGGAATTAGCCTTACCTCACTCTTTTGTCTAAATCCATCTGATGGTTGATATCCATATCCAAAAATAGTGTCATTTACTTGCATTGCTCTTGAAACATAAACCTGAAGCTCTTTCGTTTCCGACTTTCCATAAACAGTTTTTATGGTGCTTTTAGGTTTAAAAGTTGGCCAATTTGCATTCGCGCCAACCTTTGATCTTATTTTTGAATCGTTAAGGTCTTCCTTTTTTAAGAAAAATAAATGTATTTTTGCTGGAAGGTTTTTGCCCCAAATGTCTTTGAATTTGACTTCAATTTTTGGAACAACTGATAGCGTCGAAGAAAGCAATCCGTCATCTTGCTGTGTTAGCGAGTTAAAGGATCCTGTTATGTTTGGAACATTGGTCGAGCTTTCTGTTACCGACTTGGACTCTTCCCAAGTAACTTCGATATCTTCAAGAACTCTCGGCAGATCCAAGTCTATGGATGTTGGAATCTGCACATCAAAAGCTGATAGATTCTGTTCAAGTTGTGTCTTGTCATATTCTCTTACGATATGCTGAGTATCACTTAACCCCTCTCCCTCAAAAGTTTCACCATCTGGAATTTCGTCAGAAATATATTCTTTAAAAGGAATATTGATTCCCCAATTCTCTTCCAGCCTTTTGCTTTTAACCTCATTAAAATCTTCTTCTCTTGTTACTGTTGTTTTTTGAACGGTAAACTCTGTAATTCTTTGTTCTGTTTTGGAAAGTTCGTTACCAGAAAGTGATTGTTCTTCAACATTTGATTTTTCAACAATCTCCTCACTTCTTTTGACTGGGGCATTAACCCTAAATTTTTCTGGAATGGTTTCGGGTTTTGTGGAAGAAGTTGTTTTGCTGTCAAAAACCTCATCAATTCTTGTTTCTGTTTTTACCGTTATTCCATCACCCAATGATTCGACATTTCCACTAATCCTTGCCGATGGTTTTATGGATTGAGCAGACTTTTTAAGTGTTCGGGTTACATCAACCTTTTGACCGAATTGGTTGATCTGTTCGTCTTTTAACTCAACAGTGTCTACATTTTCTCTGGTTGTAGTTCTGATTCGCTTAAGGAACTTTGTGATCTGTTGTTCACTCTTTGAAATTTCATCCCCTTCAAGAGATGGTTTCCCTACGTCTCCCTCAACTGTTTTTTCGTCTACTTCTGTTAATTTTTCGGCTCGGAAGGCAACTGGAATTATTTCGGGCTTTTCGATAGAAAATGCTTGGCCTTTAAAAACCTCATCTCTGGTATCCTCCACCTTGAGAGTATAGCCATCTCCCAAAGCTTGAACCTGTCCACTGACGGTTGCGGTAGGCGTAATGAATTGTTCCCCATCAACAACTGTTCTTTTTCTGGATACTTTTATTCCATCACTATCAATTAGCTCTTCATTTAATGCAGGATATGGGCCTTGCGCCCTGATTATTTTTGTTTCACGGATCTTATGTTCGGTGATTCGCTGAACCGTTTTGGACATTTCGTCTTCGGCCAATTCACCGATAGTTGCCGTTGTTCCAGACTTTATTTCTTCCGTTGTAAGATCTTGAAGTGACGCCCGAAATTCAGGAGGAATAATATCTGGCTTCTGTTTGGACTCTTGTTTTTCATCAAAAACAGTATTTACCCTGACTTCCGTTTTGATCGTTCTGCCGTCTCCAAGTTCTTCAATGGAGCCGTCTATCAATTCTTCATCTGGCTGAATTGTTTGTATTCCATCGGCCAATCGGAGTGTTCTGGTGGCCAATTGTCCTTGTGGCGTCAAAACTTTTTCTTCAAGCGAAACTGCGGAAGTAATATCTCTTGATGTGGCAGAAACCCTTTTGACAAATTCTGTCAACTGTTCTTCCGATTTTCGGAATTGCCCGCTTCCTAAAACAATTTCGGGATTAACTGTTCCAACAATAGTTTCTTCCGTTGTTGTGTCTTCTTGTTTAGCTTTGAACTTTTCGGGTGTTAAATCTGTTTTGACTTTTTGAATCGTTTTTCCAGCAAAAACCGAAGGCACTCTAACTTCCGTTTTTACCGTTCGCCCATCTCCCAAAGACTCCACGTTAGCGTCAATCAATAGGGCCGAAGGAGAAAATGACTGGGTTCCCGAATCCAAAGTAAGAGTTCTAAAGCCAATCTGACCCTGTGGAGTCAACACGCTCTCAAGCAAAGTTACAGCTTGGGTAATTACTCTGGAGGTAGTAGAGACCCTTTTGACAAACTTGTTAATTTGTTGTTCGCTCTTGGCAAATTCTCCAGAACCAAGCGTTGGTGTGGTTGCTATTCCAATAATATTTTCTTCAGTTGTGTTGCTTTCCTGTGCCCCGCGAAACTTTTGCGGAGTAAGATCTTCTTTGGTTTTTTGAAATGTTAGCGCAGAAAAAACTTCAGGAACTTCGGTTTTGCGAATAACAAAATTGCCATCACCCAAAGCTTCAGACTCTACGGTTTTTGTGGCCGTGGGGACTTCGTTGGTATCACCAAGTTGAAGGGTTTCGGTAATCGTGACTTTTTGACGATCATTGTCTGTGGCCTTCTGAATAAGCGTCTTGGGCAATACCGTCTGATCCCGCGAGGTGGCGGTAGTCCGCTTGAGAAATTTGTTGCGCTGTTCTTCGGTTCGGGAAATCTCGCCCTTGGAAAGGGTTGGAAGTTCGGCTTGTCCTTCAACGATTTCCTGTTCAGATTGAAGTGGGACGGCTACGCGAAACTTTTGAGGAATGGGATCAGGGCGTTCAAGGGAGAAGGTCTTGGCGGTAAAAACTTCTGGCGTATCAACAATGCGCTCAACTAAAGATTCGGCATCCTCGCGGGAAACTTCAACTGTTCTAGTGGCGGTGGGGTTCGGCGGGACATATCCATCAGCCCCCTTACGCTGGGTTGTAACAGTGACCATTTGTCCATCATTGTCAGTGGCCTTGCCAATCAGTTGCGGCCCATCCACTGAATAGGTCTGAACAATCTTGATCGAAAGAAACTCGTTGTAAGATTCGTAGGAAGTTTGGGTAATGACTCCGTTTATGTTTTCTAAAGATCCTTCCTCCTCGCCTGTAGGGACAAAAAGTTGGCGGCGTTCTTGGACGGGGCCACGAGTAGGATCATAAAAATCCCGATCCCGAATAGGGAAAAGGGAATTGCCGTCTTCGTCAGTAGCAATCGACCAAGACTCCTCGATCTCGGTATAAACAATTGCGGAACCCTCACGGGCTTCGTAGGTAACTCGTTTGTCAGCGACAAGGCTGGCTACCTGTCCTTCGTTTTTGACAGAACGGCGTCTGCCCTGAATCGGGCCTAAATCATCATCGTAGCGAGTAAATGGCACCCAAGGCGCTGGTAGAATCTCGTAGACATGGGTAACAACTTGGTCTCCAGAGGACGGCTGGGCACCCGTGAATACATGGTTGGGGTAGCGTTTGGAATCGGGGTGGGGGCTAAGATCTTCTGGAATCCTATAGCCAGCAACGCGAGGATCTTTTTTAATCCCGATTACGGGGAAGTCGCGGTCATTGGCCGCATAGGAGACAACATAGAATTTGTCAAAAGGAGGATAAGATGCCATGGAGAATCCCGAAAACTTACTCTAAAAAAGGTTGAGCGGCAAGATCATTTTCCGCTTGCATGGATTATCATCTATGCTAAACTCCGCATTTGGAGGACATTCGTCTTCCTGTTTTCATGTGTATGTGGGGCGGGGTCGGACTAAAAATTCGGCCCCGCTTTTTTTTGAACGCTTGACAAGTTAGGGTGTCGGATATAACGAACATCTACCTATATGGCATATCAATCAAACCAACCCAAAGCTCCAGTCCTCTCACACTTCACCTTGGCCAAGAATGGGCCCAAACTCGTAGCCGTTAAATCGCCCCCTAAGTGGGTGAAGAACAACTCATTGTGTGTCATTGAGTTGATTGTTGATGGTGTGGCCCATGTGTATTTCACTGAGAATAAGGACATTGCGTCGAAGTTCCAGCAATATGTTGGCAAGTCCGTAGTACTCATTGCCTCTGGTAACTCCAAGCAGAAGACCGATTCCATGGAGATCCAGCCTGCTGGGGTTCCCGCTTCCAGTCTGCCTGCGGCCCCCACTCAATCGAAGCCCGTTACATGGAACACCATTAACACCTCTCAATCGCCCCAGAAGCCCGCAGAAAAGGTTGTTACGGCTCCGCCCCACCCAGACAAAGACGCCAAGCAATTCCTCTGTCAGGCGGCAAACCTGATGCGTTTGTGCGTCAAGAAGGCCAACGACATTGCGGTGGAGCTAAACCTTCCAGAGCAGCATCGTCAGGGAATAGCGACCACTCTCTTCATTCAGGCAGATCGCCAAGGCCATATTTCAGCCATGCCCATTACGGCATACACCCCAGAACAACTTGGCTTCGGGGCAAGCAAGGCCGAATCCCTGAACAGTCCACAAGCGAATGACTAACTATGGAGGATGCGGCATCGAAATTTTGTCGCATGATAAGGGATCATTCCTCGTTCAAAGTCGGACGAATCGCGAAGACTACTACATGGTGGAATTCACTACCGATGAAGTCGGGGATATCACAGGGTGTTCCTGCACTTGTTCAGGCTATCAATTCCGCAAAGAGTGCTTCCACATCCGATACCTCTGCAAACTCTTGGGCGTCCAAACGCCGAAGTCAAACAACAACAACCAACTAATAGCAGCATAATATATGAAGAAATGCACCCAGTGCAAAACCTTTAAAACGCTGGATTTGTTTCATAAAAATCCAAGCAGTTCTGATGGTCGCGCTTCTTGGTGCAAAAAATGCCAGCATGAGCTTTTGAAGAAGCAAAGACAAGATCCTAAAATGAAAGAAAAATTTAAGATCTATAGATTCCGAAGTCTCATTAGAAAAAGATATGGCATAACAGAAGATCAATATCATCAAATGCTGAAAGAGCAAAATGGTGTTTGTTCTATTTGCAAGCTTCCTAATAGTGGTGGATTTCGGCCAAAACAAAGACTCGCAATCGACCATGATCACAATACAAAATTTGTTCGCGGGCTATTGTGCCAAAAGTGCAACCGTGGACTTGGGCTTTTTAATGATAACATTGAAAAGCTAAAATCAGCAATAAAATACCTAGAAAGAGCAAATAAAAATGAAAAAATCCAAAGGCAAAAACAAGATTAAAACCGTCATGCGCGAGTATGGCAGCGGTAAACTCAAAAGCAGTTCTGGCCAGAAGGTCAAGAACCCCAAACAAGCCATTGCTATCGCACTCAGCGAGGCTGGCATGAGCAAAAAGAAAAAGAAACGCTAAGTCTACAATCACACTGGGGTATATGCCTACTATTACCAATATATTCGGACTACCCCAGCCCTTTGTGGATTTGGTGAGCGAATCTAGCTATTCGGCTGGCGAGGCCGATATTACAACCACCAGCCTATTCCAACCCCCAAAGATTCGGGAGTTGCTGACGCGCCACGGCGACAAGGTTACTGAGGATGCTTCGGATCGCGTATGGACAATGCTCGGAACGGCTAACCACTACGTTCTTGAACAGATTGCCAAACGCAATCCTGAACGCTACCTGACCGAAGAGCGTTTCTACATGGATGTAGATGGTGTGAAGCTTGGTGGACAGATCGACCTCTATGACAGGCAAGAGCAAGTCCTCTATGACTACAAGGTCAGTAGCGTCTATAAGGCCTTATCCGATGACAAGTTCGACTGGACGGCGCAAGCCGCCATCAACACACTCCTGCTTGGGCACAATGGATATCCAGTAAAACGTGCGGCCATCATTCTTGTAATGAAAGACTGGAAATTGCGCGATTCCAAAATCAAAGCCGACTATCCCAAGTGCGCCATTGTTGAAATTAAGCTTGAGCCATGGAAGCCCGAAGAAACGTTTGCATATATCAAAAGTCGGATTAATCTACACCAGCAAGCAAAAGACATTCCCGATGACCAGATCCCGATCTGCACCGAATCCGAACGTTGGCGCGTCCCAGACCTTTATGCCGTCCTCCCGAAAAAAGGAGCAAAGCGAGCGGTTAACAATGGGACTTACGAAGACCGACTACAGGCTGAGTCTCACGCCAAGAGTATCGGAGGTGTTGTTGAGGAACGGCTTGGGGAAGATAAACGTTGCGCGGACTACTGCCGTGTTAGAGGCCATTGCAACTACTGGAGAAACCTAAAAAAATGAAAAAGAAATTCAGCAAAACTGTAACCAACCCTGAAACAGGGCGAAAGAAAACCGTGAAATACGGAGAGAAAGGGAGCAAGATTGGCCCCATTGGTAGCCCCCGTGCCGATGCCTACTGTGCCCGTAGCAACAAAATCAAGGGGGATTGGCGAAGCGACCCAAACTCACCCAATAAACTTTCCCGCAAGAAGTGGGGATGCAGCGGAAGCAAATCAGTTAAGAAAGGAAAATAGTTATGAAAAAACGAGGACTATACGACAACATTAATGCAAGGAAGAAGTCTGGCACTAGCCGCCCGAAATCAAAATCTACTATCGACCCTAAAGTCTATAAGAAGATGAAGAGCAAAAAGGGTGGGTTCAAAGAGAAATGAAACCACACCCAGACGATAGTATCTTCAAGGTCAAAGACTTCATCAACGAACTTTCGCAGGTTCAAGACTCCTACTTTGAGTCATTGTGCTTTGAGCTTGAATTAGGTGAGGGAGAACTTAAAGATCATCTATTTGACTACGTTTACAACGACCAAAAGATGGTGACCTTTGGAGAATATCTAGACGAGCTTGGTCAGGGAGATCTTTGGGACGGGCTGTGACCCTCAATATCTTTACAATTGTTCTTGATGGCTCTCCGTGGATCGGGGCGCAATTTGCTGAACTGTGCCGATTAAGGGACACGGACTGGCATTGGTCGATTGTCGAGGGGGCGGCGATGCCTGTAAAAGATACGGGCTGGATGGGTAATCAGAGTGGGAAGGTTTCCCATGATGGTACCAATCAATTCCTGCAAGCCTTGGCCACCCATCCCCGAATCACAGTTAATTCCAAATCGGAATGGGGCGGTAAGACGGAAATGATCAATGCGGCATTGACTGCGTTTAAAAAGGATGGCGTCTTGCTTCAAATGGATAGCGATGAGTTGTGGACGTTTCACCAGATGATTGAACTGCTTTATCTATTTGAGAAAAACGCCGAAGCCAATACCGCTCAGTTTGAAATGGATTACATGCTTGGGCCAAACGTAATATCCACATCCACAGATGGTTATGGGAATAGAGCCAATGAGTGGGTGCGGGCTTGGAGGTATAATGTCGGGCTTTGGATGGAGCGCCATGAGCCCCCCGTATTCAATGGAAATAGAGGCGGGCTACTGGATCGTCAGGCAACGTCTGCGACAGTCGGAAGCATTCTTCACATGGCATGGGTGACCCCGCAACAAGTGGCCCAGAAGCAACGTATATACAAGGGTGGATACGAGAATGCCTGCGAGGATTGGGAGAGACTACAAAACAATACGGAGTGGCCCGTAAAAGATCTTAAACAGTTTTTGCCTTGGGTTGGAAGTGGGGCTTCGGCAAATTTACTTTTTAAGCAATAATCTGCTATTGACCTTGTAAAGAGGGCATGGTAACTTCGCGGGCAAAATGTCATCTCTTACCCTTGGCCTTGCCGTAGAACGACTCCCCGCATCCGTTGTGCCCCAGCCCGATCCTCCTGATCTGGAGGGGTTTGACGCGCAAGCCGAACTCCGTAACAACATTAACCGCTTTTGTGAGCGTGTAATTTCGGAAGGTAAGTGGATTGGTACTCTAGTGCAGGCAACTATCACTGCCTACGAGGACGCCAACGACAACAAGTTTATTACATTACCCCGTCATCTGGAGACCTGTATTCGGGCAGGCAAGGCGGGGTATAAAACCTCCGCAGTCCAGAGCGAGTGGTACCAGTATCTTCCTCAAGGGCGCGGCATCCGAAAAGCGGATGAGAAATACTTCGGCCCGATTCAGGACATGGGAGAGGGGTTTGTTACATTTCGGGACATTGAGACGCCGTCCCAGCTTACCCTATCTAGCAGCGAAACAGAGTGTGCAGGAAGCTACATCTGGATTCGTGGAAAGGATTCAAATGGGAATAAAATTTATTCTACAGTGGATGGAGAACGAGTGGAGGGAATTCGTCTTGACCTTGGAGATGGAACCCAAACCACAACCCAGACATTTGCGGAGATCTATTCTGTCGAGAAAACCCCTACCACGGGCGTTGTCTCTCTGTCGGCTGGGGCCACAACCTTGGCGAAGTATGAGGCAGGCGAGCGGGTTATAAGCTACCGCCGCTATCTGGTAGATCGCAATTGGGACAGCGTCCAAGGCATCTTCAAGCGCAAGCATTGCTGGGCGATTAGCGACAATGACCCTCTCTATCCAGATTCTCTGGAAGCCATCAAGCTTGGTCTCATGGCCCTGAACGCCGAAGAGAAAGCCGATGTCGAGCGCGGACAATATTACATGGACAGAGCAATTTTGCTTCTCAATGCAGAACTAAAAGAGTATAACGCAGGGCAAGAAGGGGTTATGCAAATCGCTCCTTGGCTTACCCGCCGACTCGTAAACATGACTTGATATGACTGAAGAGGAAAGACAACAAATGCTTCGCAATCGAAGCACAATGATTGGAGCAGCACAGGGGCCACTTAATCTTGGTGGTGCTGTTCCTGCATTTCCTACAAATTTTCAAAATATTAATCCACAACCAGCAGCACCACTTATTCCTTTTCGCGGTGGTGGCACCGCAGAAATTAGTGTTGGCGGGGCGCAAGTCAACTATCCTTCGCGACTTGGACTTACTGGAGGAACTTATGGACAAAGAGAAATGGGTGCTAGGGATTTTGGGGCTGTCGGTCTTCCGCAACCACAGCGTCAAGAGATGTTACTCCAATACACGGACAATCCATTTGCCACACCAGCGCAAAGGTTTGCACCAACATTAACTCAAGGGCTTACACAACTTCCAATAACCACCTCGCTGCCTATTGAGCAGGGCCCACTTTCCGCAAATATCAACGCCCCAAGAAGCGCCGAAGCACAGGGAAGGCAGGCAATTCAAACTCCCTACGGAACTATTTATGCTACAGCAGAGCAAGCGGCAAACATGCAAACTCCGCGCACGATGGCTCAGTCAAGCTCCAGAACACCAGAGCAACAGCAAGCATTGTTGGCGCAAATGAGGGAGGCTGGCGTTGGAATTGGGCAGCGCATTGCCCAAGACCAACAAAGGCGCGACCAAGAGTCTATTCAGCGTGGATATGCATTTCGTCAGGGTCTGGCAGAGACGGCTGCACAAAGGGCACTTACCCCATCATTTGGCACAGAGCCGTCAAGCGAGTCAAAAACTAGGGGGGCACAGGCACTGGCGGAAGCTGAACGCTGGAGGCAAGCACAGGCTGGACGAAGCCCAATGAGCAGAGAACCTTTTGTTTTTGGTGGGGGCGGTGGGCCGCAACCCGCAGCAACAACTGCAACAATGCCAACACTATCAATGGCTGGCCCATCTACAATGGGTATGGGCGCGAGTGCTTTTTCATATACTCCATTTGCTCAAAGAGTTCAACTGCCAGAAGAATCTTCACTTGGTAGATTTACAGCAGCAATAAATCCCGCAAGAACTGGAAGCAGATTCAGGCCATTCCCGTTTGGAATGCGGCGATTTGGCGTGATTTAATATGGCTGAAGAAAATCTAACTACCACACCCTCTGGGCTTGCTGGCGCAATGCAGGGAATGCAATTTGTTCGTGGGTCTATGGGACAATATGAACCCGTTGCTGCAACAAAGCCAACCATGGGAGCAAGAGAGCTTCCAGAAGAATGGGGTGGTCGCCCTACAGGAGAGTCGCGTAGGGCCATTCGCATGCAGGAAGAATGGGACAAACAACGAGGTCAGCAACTTGAAGAGATGCGCCTAGCGCAACAGATGGAAATGGAGCAAAGAAGGTTTGCCTTAAGTGAAAGAGATCAGGTTCTTCAGGAGCGTCAAGAGGCTAGACTTCAGGCGGCAGAAGCCAAGGCCCAAGAAGAAATTCTGAAGATTAGCGAGCAAGCTGACTCCGCGCTGAATGAAGTTTTGGGAGGATTTGATCCCGCTGGAAATCCGATCTCTGGGCTTGATCCCGATGCCCCCGATTATATGCAACGCCGAAACGATATCATTAAGCGATATCCCAAAGCCCTTCAGGATGATGCTTTTAAAACAACCATAGCCACAACTGACAAATCATATTTTGATACAGTAAACTTCAATCAGCAATTAAAGTCACAAGAGGAAAGCTCTGGACGAATACTTGAAAGGCAAGTTGCCGCAGAAGAAAGAGCCACTGAAAGACAGGCGGGAATCAGAGAAGAGGAAAGGGTTGCACAAGAGGAGCGCGGAATCGTCTCTCAAGAGCGTGAGATTGATAAACAGATTCGCGCACAGCGTCAGGTTTTGGCTGGTCTTCAAGGGCAAAAATCAACCAAAACCCTTGAGAAGGCGTCAACTGAGGCCCGCAATAAGCTTTTGGATCTTCGCATTGAGCGTTCGGCGCTGCGGGGCCTTGTTTTTGAAACAGAAGAAGAGGCTAATGCAGCCAATCCGCCTAGCGGTTCTACTATTTACATTGGAAGAAAACCCTTTAAAGTTCCTTAATGGCATTTACTCCCATAGATGAAGAAGAAATCATCGATGAGCCTGTGGCGGAAGAGGTAAAGCCGAGGTTTGTTCCCATAGAGGACGATGAGTTTTTCGGTATTGGTGGAGGAGAGGAACCAGAGCCAGTCATAACTCCAGAAGCCATAGAGCCAGCAGGAGCGCCCAAGTCGCGCTTCACTCCAATAAGTGATGAGGAATTTTTCGGGATTGAAGCTCCAATAGATCCTATTCCTGTAACTGGAGAAGAGGGATTCTTGCGTCAAGCCGCCGATGTTCCTCTTAAAATCGGTGAAAGTATCAATACCAGTCTTCGTGCTTTAACTGATCTTTTCGGTGCTGATAATGCGGTATCTCAGAATTTAACTCAGAATGCAGACTGGTATCGTTCTCTTCTTTCGGCACAAGCCTTGGAAGACGAACAGGAAGTTGGGCGCATTTTACAAGAGGCTGAAAACGAAGGGGTTTTAGACCAGCTTGGTGCTGGCCTTGAAGCATTCTCTGTGGCCCCTGTAGATTTTGTTGCTTCAGGAGTTGGTTCTCTTGCGGTGTTCGCAGCCACGGGTGTTGCTGGCAGAGCGGCGGCGTTAGCTGGTGCGGCCCGTGCGGGGTTGACTGGGGCACAAGCTGCACAGTTTGTTCAGCGAGGTGTGCAAGCTACTCAACTTGCCACTGGTGCTGGCATGGGGGCTGGTATCGTTAAGGGTGAGATCTACCAATCAGTTAAAGACGAGATGTTGGCACAGGGCAAAACCGAAGAAG